GACCCATTTACGAATGGGCAGCGCAACACGTTGAGATGCCTGCCGTGTTGACGGTGCAGGGCAAATTTAACGTCCAGATCAGCCGGCATTTAATTGATCCGTTCCACGCGCTCCAGGACGACCGGGTGCGCCGGGTGGTGATCCTCAAACCGACACGCGGAGGCGGAACGTTGCTGGCTGACGTGTGGTGCAACTGGGTGATGGCGGTGGACCCTGGTCCGTTTATGTTTAATTTGCACACTGACACAGTGGCGCGAGCGCACGCAGAGACGCGGATCATGCCAATGCTGGACAGGTGCGGGCCGATCCAGGCGTTGATTAACCGGGAAGACAGACACGCCAAGCGCAAGACAAGTATCTTATTTAACAACGGTTTCCCAATCTGGATTCAGGGACCGTCGATTGGCAACCTTCAGGCGCGCGGTGTGCGCTACATGGTATGCGACGAGATCTGGGACCGGACAGCATGGAAAGACGGACGCCTTGACGAAGCTCTGGCGCGTTTAGGTGACTACGACAAGATCCAGAACAGCAAATGTCTTTTTGTCTCCCAAGGCGGGTGGAAATCGGATCCGCTTGACGATTGGTGGAATACCTCCAACCGGAACGAGTGGCAGGTGCAATGTCCGAGCTGTCATAAATATCAAACACCTGTATGGCGCGGGCTGAGGCCGGATAAGACCCGGTATGGCATTGTTTACGATGGCGACGCGGTGAGCGAGGAAGCGCGGGTCTGCGAGTCGATCCGCTGGGAATGTGAGCATTGCGGCGATGCTCAGAAATGGTCTTACAAGCTGGCGGCATTCTGGAACCGGACCGGGCGATATAAGCAGCAAGGCGAATCTCGGACCGTCGCCGGGTATCACTGGAACGCGCTGATAGTCCGTCAATTCGAGATCCTGGCAGAGGCATGGTGTAAGGCGAACAGGGCAGCGGCGAGCGGTGATTATGAATATCTGCGCACGTTTATCCAGAAGAACTTGGCAGAACCTTGGGACGACTCCAGACTGATCGAGGCGGCGCCGGTTGAGACGATACAGCTGTCTGACTCAAAATCATGGCCTGAAGAAAAATACCGGCTGATGTGTGTGGACGTGCAGGAGACGGAGCTTTATTACACGGTGCGCGGATTTGATGGCGAGGGGAATAGCAGACGTTTGGATTTTGGGCGCGTCATTGGGCATGAGACGATCCGGGATATCCAACAGCAGTGGGAAGTGCCTGACAACCATGTTGGAATTGACGCCGGGTTTAATCAGCGGGAGGTGGCGAAATGGGCGGTGGAGTACCGTTGGATTTTGTTGAAGGGATCTGACCAGCGCGGATTCAAGCACAAGGTAGGGACCGGGAAGAAGGCGCGTCAGATCGAGCGTATTTACTCAAAGCCTCAAGGGGTGGACCCGCATCGAGGGACAACAGCGGGAGGCAGGCAATTTGCAACACTGATCCAGTTTAGCGACTATGATGCGCAAGACATGGTGCAACGGTGCTTAGAGGGCAAGACGTCCGTAAAATGGCAGCGGGTTGAATGCGGAGATCCTGAAAAGGAATTGATGTGGGAAAACCAACTCAACGGGACCAAGCGTAAAAAGGATGTCAAATCCTCCGGCGCGGTGACCTGGGGTTTTACCAAAAATCCAAACGATCACTTACGCGATACTGAGAAAATGATATTGGTCATGGCAACAATCAAAGGGTTGGACTTGACAAAATCGGTGAAATAAGCGACGTTTGAAGCGTTGCAGGTTTTTCGGTTTTTTCTCCTGCAATGTCGTCATAGATAGGATTGGTAACATAGTGATACGAGACAGCCTCACCTAGCGCATGGGTGAGGCTGTTTTGTTTTCAAACCTGATCCATAGCCCACTTGAAAAACCTCTTATCATCCTCCGAAGCTCCTTTAAACCAAACGCTTGCAAGCTCGATCATGTAATTTTGCTTGCTGATGGCAGGCTCATAATACACGGGTGAGCCTTTGATTTTAACGGATCTCATGAATCCCTTGTCAACGATCCTGTCACAGACGGTGCGCAGTGTTGCGTCTTTCCTTCCATCTCCGACACCGGACTTTGACAGTTCTTCAATGGTGAATTTGCCGACCTCCCAAGCGAAGGTCATGATTGCGTATTGGCTGGGCGTTAATACATCCATAGCAATATAAAATCAGCCGTTTGTCTTTTTTGCAAGGTGGTTGTAAGCATTGACGAGGATGAATTATTTTATCGGCAAATCGCAAGCATGGTTGGAGACGGAGCTGGACAAGTGCCAGGCCGATTATGCAGCCGGTAAAACAACGGTGAGCGTGAGCGCGGGTGATGCGACAACAGGAAAACAGGTCAGCATGAGCTTGGAGCGCCGGATGCAACAGATCCTAAAAGCGTTGCACATCCTTGACCCGGTAACCTACCCGGCAAGCAGCGTGATCCCACAACGCCAAACCAAGGCAGCTTTTAACTGATGGCGACGAAACCGTACAGGATTTTAGACAGAAGAGGTAAGCGGACCAGCGCAGGTCAAGCGCCAGTCGCCAATAATAAACTTTATCCAGCGGCGACGCCAACGACAGACAGGCGCAGCACACCGCAGCTTGATTACGACGCTTACAACCTGGTCAGCACGACCGGCCGGCGCAACCTGATGAACGCAGGGCGCTATCTGATGGCGGGTAACAGCGTTGTCAGATCGGCGGTTACTGACATGGTCCGTTTGAGCGCATCGAATTACCAGATGCACTTTTACACGCAGGACGCGGACTGGAACTCGCGCGCGGAAGAGCTATTGCGAGGTCATGATCTAATCTGCGACATGCGCGGGGGCGGGTACAACATGCGCACGATCACGGAATTTATCGTCCGTGCGCCATACGTTGACGGAGATATTGGGATCATCAAATTTTTTACTCCGGCGGGTTACCCAATGTATCAATGCGTACCAGCGCATCGGATCATGTCGCCAAGCGGGATCCAGAACGGAATCATCACCGGCGGGCGTTATGATGGCATGCGGTACATTGACGGAGTCATCGTCAACGACTACCTGCGGCCGATGGCTTATTTGGTTTCCGTCGGATCTGACAAGCGTTACAGCGCTGACGTGATGGCGGTACCTGCGTCTGACATGGTCCTGGCGTACGTGCCAGAGTTTCCTGACCAGGTGCGCGGGTACTCTCAATTAGGCGCATCTATTTTTGATTGGCAGGACGTTCAAGACACACGTCGTTTCGACCTGATCGGGCGCAAGGTGCGGGCATCTCGGGCGATGATTATCCACAACGAGAGCGGCGAAGCAGATGAGACGCAGCGGATATTGGATGACGGGCTGGACATCACCGACAACAAGTTGATCTCCATCAGTAAAGAGACCTTGGACGGCGGAACTATTGAGTATTTTAAAGCATCCACCGGGGCCAAGATCGAAGCCATACCGGACGACCGACCAAGCACAAACGGAATGGAGTTTGATCGGATGGTCACACGTGACGCGCTGGCAAGTATCGGCTGGAGTTACGACTACGCCATTGACCCAACCAAGGCAGGCGGCGCTCAAATGCGAGTGGTGATTGAAAAGATCAACCGGACCATTGCACACATCCAGCGCACTTTGATTGAGCCTGTCCGACGGCAACTGGATAACTGGCGGATCAACGTATTTATGCAGCGCGGAGATCTGCCGTTTAATCCTGATTGGATGCGGTTTAGATACCAGGTGCCTGCCAAGTTGACAGCAGACGCTAAGTATCAGAGCCAGGTCGATCTCATGGAGTACGCTGCCGGGTTTACAACGCAGGAGCGCATTGCCGCGAACAGATCGTCAAATTGGGAGGACGATCAGGACCAAAAAATCCGGGAAATTAAACGGGCGATTGAGCGAGCAAACGCGGAGGGCATTGACCCGATGTATCTGCTGTCAGGAATCGCAAATCAGAATTTACTGTCAATTTTAGCAACTCAAGATGCTGCACAATTTACACAAACTAGCGACTAACGAGACCTGGCTGATGCAGCCAGCGGCACACGCCACAATGATGAAAGTCATTGAGCGCATGGAGGACGCGCCGAAGCGGTACGCGGAAATCTGCGGCGAGGCGGTGGAGCTGCCATCTATGCGCATAGAAAACGGAACAGCCATCATTCCAATCAATGGCGTCATGGTGCGCGGGGTAAGCATGGCTGAGAAAATCGGCGGCGTTGTCTGCATGGAGGACATCGAGCGTGATGTGATTTACGCAATGGAATCTCCAGAGGTGGAACGGGTTGTCCTAGACATTGACTCACCTGGCGGGATGTACAACGGCACACCGGAACTGGCTGAAGTCGTCGCCAAGTGCAAAGAGCGAAAACCGATGGCGGCATTTACTGCCGGGACGATGGCGAGCGCTGCGTATTATGTCGGATCGGCAACCGGCAACGTGATGTCAACCTCCAGCGCGTCAACCGGATCCATCGGGGTCGTCCTGATGTGGCCGGACGTCTCAAAAGCGATGGAAGACGAAGGCATTAAGATCAAGGTCTTTTCCTCGGGTGAATACAAAGGCATGACGCCAGAGGTGGAACTGACTGACAAGCAGTCTGAGTACATGCAGCAGCGTGTGATGAGCCTGGCAGATGATTTTTACTCGCATGTAATGGGGCAGCGAGCGGGGGTAAATGCAGCCGCGTTTGACGGTCGGGTTTTTATGGCCAAGGAAGCCTTGGAACTCGGGTTGATTGACGGGACGGCGCGAAACGTAAACGAAGTGATCGAAATGATGAACGCATCAGAAGAAATCCAGGCGCTGAAAGCAACTGTCAATCAGCTCCGGGAAGAATTGAAAGAAGCCCGTGCGGAAATTACCGCATTGACGGATCTTGTGACCGAACAGGCCAGCTCGAAAGAGCCTGAGCCGGAAGCACAGGAAGAACAGCCAGACATTAACGCGATTGTCGAACAAGCAGTTGCTGAAAAAATGGCAGAACTGAAAAACGAAACCAAGGCGAACGCAGCTCAAGAGGTTTCCAAGATCATCGCCAGCGCTGGACAGGCTGGACCGATCCCAGAAGCCCAGACCAAACCAACCTCCGAACTCACCGGGCTTGAACGTGCTATTGCTGCACACAAGCAAGCTCAACGATAATACAATTTTAGCAACTGAGATACAATGGCAAGACAAACATTATTGGATATTGCCCGGCTTAACGGGCATGATCGGGTTGTCGGGTTAATTGAAGAAAACCTGACCTACGCACCTGAACTCAACGTCATTCCTGCGCGAACCATCCGCGGAACGTCGTATAAAATCACAACTCGCTCCAGTTATCCTGGCGTGAGTTTTAGAAACGCCAACGAAGGCGGGACACCAACCAAGTCAACATTCACCTCCAAGCTGGTTGAATGCTACATCCTCAACGCTGTTATTCAATGCGACAAGGCAGTGGCTGACGCGTATGAAGACGGGGCAGCAGCTTGGCAGATGATCGAAGCCGACGGCGTGATGCGTCAAGGGCTGATTGAGATCGGCAAACAGGTATTCCAAGGAACATCCACAGACGCCAAAGGATTCCCAGGTCTGCAAGAGATCCACACAGCTCTCAACACTGGCATTGTGGTTGACGCAGACGGGTCAACTGCCGGAACCGGGTCTAGCGTTTACGCTGTTAAATACGGCGCGCAGGGTGTGCAGATGATCTTTGGATCTGACACAACATTCCAACTGGGTGATTTTACAACTCAGCAAATCACAAGCGACAGCGGATCAACTTATTTCGACGCATATGTCTCCAGCTTGACAAGCTGGGTGGGTATGCAGGTCGGAAACCCGAACGCGGTTGGACGCATCAAGGATTTGACCGAGGACAGCGGCAAAGGGCTGACTGATACCATCATCGCCAAGCTGCTGGAGAAATTCCCAGTCGGATACATGCCGGACGCTCTGTTCATGACCCGCCGATCTGCGCGTCAATTACAAGTGTCTCGATCTGTTGTGATCAACGCAGGTCCTACCGGCGGAAACGCAGTTGGGTCCATCAGCAACATCGCTCCAATGCCGACCGAAGCCTTTGGAATCCCGATCATCGTCACGGACTCCATCACCGACACCGAAACACTCAGCTAAGGAGATTTGAATAATGGCTAACATCAACGGGCGCAGAATTAAAGACGCCACATTTATCGACGCATCTGCGGCGCTTCCAACAGCAGACGGAACCAGTTACAGCGCAGATATTGATTTGGAGATCACAGGCTACAAGGGCGAGAACTACGAGCTTGAAGTTACGATCCCATCATTGACAGCTGAAGATCTGCCAAACGCGGACACATTGACAGTCAATATCGTAGCAGGAGCAGCTGCAAATCCTACATCTGTCATTTTAGGCAGTGTTATTGTCGTAACAGGCACAGGATCAGCATCCACAGCCGTTACTGACACGGTAAGACTTCCGTCTGATTGCCCTCGGTACGTGCGCGCACAATTTGTTGCTGCTGGCGGAACCGGAGACATCAGCGACAAAGACGCAACGGTTCAACTGTTGTTTTAATGTCACTGGTCAGCGACGAACTCGAATCACCGTTGGAGGAATTGGAGACGGATCTGGGATCGGCGACGTTCACTTTTAACAGCGTCGCCTATCCCTGCATCCTATCCACGGAGACGCGCGGATCTGACCTGGAGTCAGGGGGGTATGTGTCAGACGTGGATTTGACCATCCTTGTAAGACGGTCACAACTGCCATCCGCGTTAACGGTTGATTCGACGCTCGTTACTGCTGACAGTACGGCTTACAAAGCCGACAATAACACGATCCATCCGAGGCCGGGGAACCGCGCATCCACGAGCGTCAACGGTTCTCGGGTGTATCGAGTGATAGAGATTAGGCTAGTGCCAGGCGGAAGCCATTACGAGGTTAGGTGCATGGACGCTAACAAATGATTAACGCGACGCTCGAAAAATTACTTGCTGACTGGATGGACAGCCTGACCGGGTGGGCCTATCTTGTGAATTTTTATCCTGGAATCGGGCGCGGCGAATCCGGGTCTGATCCGTCCATGCTTTTACCTCGGTGCGTCATTGCCTGCGAGAATGCTATTGAGCGCATCAAAGAAAGCGGGATTTACGACACTACACTTGTCATCACAGTCACACATAGCGCCGACGATACGACACGTGAAGAGCATGTCAGCGCATGCAGTGAGATACTTTACACGATCACAGATGCAGCCAATATAGTAGCATTTAACCAAACGGTACCGGCGCACATTTATCAGACGTTCGCGCATGAAATAGCCATTGACCGGGTGGACCGGAACTGGCAGACGATCATCACATTGCCGATTGTGGCGAGCCTCGGAAACATGGGCGCATGAATGTCACCTTTGACACAAAAGACTTTGATCGAACCTTTAGGGAATATCTAAAGGTTAACAAGCGCGCATCGGTGGAGCTGATCAATAAAAAAGCCACTCAACTGGCGGCGGTGGCGCTCAACAAAACACCGTTTGCTGGAAACACACGAACACGCGCACAGGCCGAACGTCACATTTACCGGGAGTTAAAAAATCCGCGCAACGACGGAAACGACCGGGGACATAAACGATGGAGCAACCTGGGTGAAGCGATCATTCAACAGGCCAAGTTTAAGCGAGAAGGAAAGTATTACCCGGATGGCCAGTTGCAAACAGAAGCGGCGCAGTTGATCAACGCCAGGAAAAGAAAGATCGGCTTCCTGCGGGCTGGGTGGCTGCCAGCGTTGCGGACCTTAAACCGCCAGGCAATTAAGAACCGATATGTTCATGCCGATTACATTGACCGACTCGGACAACGCGAACAGCGGGAGGCGAAAAAGGTCAGCGCGGGAAAAGATAAGGGCTATGCGATCCCGGCTTACGGTTTGCGGATGCGGGCGACGATTGCCAACAGCGTTAATGTTGGATTACCTCAACGCGCAGAGGCGTTAAGGAAGGCTTTGGAGTATGTCAGACGAGATATGCTCCAGTATATCGCAAAGAAACATAAACAAGTGTTAGATAGATTTCAGAGATGAGTACTCAATTAAGCAACGCCAGCGCGAAGAAAGCTGTGGTATGGGGCAACAATATCGGAGTTGCCTACACGGGCCACGCATCAACAGCGAACATGCCTCAGACTGCGACGTTTACGCAAGACGGGGACGAGCAGGAAATTAGAGATGCAACTGGAGAGGTCCAGACATTTGTCTATTACAACAACAGGGAGACGCTTGACATTGAAGTGATCCCGGTAGGAACAAGTTTAGCAAACGCAAAGACTGCCAACATATCTCCAGCTAAAGGTGATCTTGTAACAATTACAGATCCAGACTCAGCGCACACGGAACTGCCAAGTACTTATTGGATTTGCATCAGCTCAACTCAAACCAACAGCAATACAGCAGAAGTCAGGATCTCAATGAGTTTACGCAAGTACGGAACGAAAAACATTGGCGCTCTCTAATGCCATACATCCACCAATCCGAATCCTGGGCGCGGAGTTTATTTCCGCCTGCGCCAGTTATTAACGGGGTGCAGATTTTGCCGTTGTCAATCGGGCACTTGGCATTGCTGGACATGACAGACGTCTTTTCGAGATTGCAAAACGTGATGACAGCGGGAGGCGCATTGGTTCAGGGGGTGACGATCTGTTCTCAGCTTGTCGAAAAAACGATTGAGCAATTTAACAGGGGCACGTTTGACGCCGAGGTGGAGGAGGTCGGAAAACATATTTTCGAGGGCGACGTCAACCAAGCTGTCAATGCGTTTGCCGAATACCTTTCAGACAGCCAAGACTCTCCAGCGTATTTCAGCAAATCTAAAAAAGGCAAATCCGGGTCTGATTTTTGGATGAGCGTCAAGACATTGATCCAAGAGCGATTACACTTGTCTGATTATGAGATGCTCAACAGGCCGGTCACTCAATGCCTGGCGGAGTATTTTTCAATAGCGGAGATGGAGGGATGGTTGACATTGCAAAGCGCGTCAGATGCCAGCTTGAGCGAACGAGCCAAACAGGATGCGGAATGGGCGCTGGAAATAGCCAAGAAAGTGAGGTCGTCAAATGCCTAGCATGGGAGAGATCGTGGCTCACTTGGGCCTGAATGATTCAAAGTTTAAAGCGGGGGTTAATAATGCCGGAAAGTGGTCGAAGTCAAAGTTTGCGGCCATTGGAACCGCTGCAGCTGGCGCGTTTGCGGCAACTTTTTCAATTCAAAAATTTACAGAATCATTAAATTTTACAGCATCAATTCAAGAACTGGCAGAGCAAACCAGTTTAACGACTGAGGAGTTTCAGCGGCTTAGCTACCAACTCAGGCAGGTTGGAGGGAATCAGCAAGACGTCGTCCGCGGTGTTAATACGCTGGACCGGATGATGGCCAAGGCCAGAGAAGGAAATGAGGCGGCGATCAAAGATTTTGACAGGCTTGGGATCAGTATTAAAAACGTCACTGATGAGAGCCGGCTGGATATTTTAAAGCGGATGGCGGTTGTATTTAACAACCTGGACGAGCAAAGCAGAGGTGGCGCGTTGGATGCGTTAAGGCGTTTGCTCGGGGATGATTCAGCTCGGCGGTTTGTAGCAGCTTTTAAAGAGGATTTTGTCGGAGGGTTAGCATCGGCAAAAGTGATTTCAGATGAAGTTATTTCAAACGCAAAAGCATTAACTGGCGAGCTCCAAAATTTAAATGACACTGTCATGAAAGAGCTTGCTAAGATTTTGTCAGACAATAGCGAAGAAATTGTAAAAATAATACAATTAACAGGTATGGCGGTGGAGCAAATTGGCAATCTAGTAAACTTAATGAAGTTTTTTAAAAATCCAATGAACATTGTGACATTGCCAATAGCTGAAGCTAGAAATTTAATGATTTCAAACGCAATGGCTCAAGCAATTCCATCAAGACAAGTAAACCAAAAATCTGAAGAATATCTTAAAGAAATGCGTGATACTTTGAAAACTATGCAATCACAGCCAGCTGTTTATGGATTGTCAGGATTTTTAATGGGTGA